CGAGGATCAGTCTCTTCATGTGGTCAGTCCGGTTTTGTAGTTGAACGAGCCACCCGGCCCGCGCGTCGGCATGCCCGCGTCGCGCGTCTGGATCCGCGGGGTGACGTCGTTGTTGGCGAAGATGCGCGCGCGCGCGGCGGTCGCGTTCTTTTTGAGGTCGGGCGACACGACGGCGTTCGGGTACGCGGGGCCGAGCGATTCGGCCAGCGTGAGCGTCAGCGCGTCGCGGTACCCGGGCGGCAGCGAGAACGTGTTGGCGGCCGCGACCGCCGCGAGCTCCACGCGCGCCCACAGCTCGACGCTGGAGGCGTTCGACGGGACCGGGTAGAAATACAGTTTCCCGTTCGGCCAGTCGGGTTCGTAGTAGACGTCGGTCGGATCGCCACTGAGCGCCGGCAGCGCGAGGCCGGCGTACCAGCCGACGTCGCCGTTGTGCACGGTGATCGCGCGGCGCGTGCCGTTGAGGACGAGGTTCGCCGCCGTGATCGCCACAGGCCGATGCGGCGCCAGCGTCCACGTCGCGCCCGAGGGCCCGATCGTGTGCGGACTGAGCGACGTCGTCAGCGTGAACGTCGACAGCGCATCGTGATAGACCGCCTGGCGCTCGGCGTTCCAGTTGTCGATCAGCCGATTCAGCTTGCCGAGGCCGAACGCGGCATCCTCGGGCGACAGCACTTCGCCGGCGCCGAGGATGTTCAGTTCCGAGAACGCGTCGGTGATGAGATCGCCGTAGGTCATTTACTTCTTGCCGCGTTTCCGCGCGGGGGCGTCGACGTCGACGGGCGCGGCGGGCTCATCGGCGACCGTCCAGCCGTCCGCGATCGCGGTGGCGAGACTGTCGGCCGTGTAGACGACCCAGGTCTCATCGCCCTTGGTGACCGTCACGCCGACCGGCGTCGGTGACCAGCCGTCGCGGAGCGCGAGCTGGTACGCCTCGTCGTCGACGACGCTCTGATGCGCGCCGGCGCGATGCACGTGTCGAGGGAAATCCATGTCGTGGAGAAAAGAGACAGCGCGACGCCGGCGCGAGCGTGACCCCGCGCCGGCGATCGATCGCGTTAGTGCGTGCCGCTGACCAGGCTGAACGCGGTGTACGTCTCGCTGCCCGCCGTCACGTTCGTGAGGACGATCAGGAAGCTGCGACTGTTGTTCTGCGTGATCGTGCAGGTCGTCGACGACTGGCCCGACGCCGAGAGCGTGCCGCCCGATCCCGCGTTGAGCGTGATCGTTTCGGCCGCGTCCGCGTTGTTGCGAATCGTGACGTAGAACCCGGTGCCGACCTGCGCGCCCGGGATCGCCGCGACGAGCAGCGCCGCCGACGGCAGAATGTCGGTGCGGCCCGCGCCGTTCGGATCGCGATTGATGAACCCGCCGAGCAGGTTCGCCGCCGTGTAGGTCACCGCGCTGGCCGTCGACTCGGTGTCGACCGTGATGAACGGATAGACCAGCGTCGAGAAGTGCGGCATCGTGCGCGCGGGAGAGACAGAAGCTCCAAGTGCCATAACAGAAAACTCCGAGCGGCCCGCACTCCTGCCAGGAGGCGCAAGGCCGAAAAGGGCCGCGACCGATCAGCGCGATCGATCGCGGCCGTCATGAACGAACGACCTACGCGCCGGCGACCGCCACGGCGCAGGCGTCGTTGTAGAACGAGCCGAGGCCGATGCAGGCGTCGAAGCGGTTGGTGAACCGGCTGAGCGTGTTGTCCCACTGCCGGATGAAGCGCACCGAGATCCCGCTATCGGGATCGCGCTTCTGGCTGACGAGCTCGACGGAGGAATCCTTCGGCTCTTCGAGCTCCACGCCGACGAGCGCGAAGGCGTTGCGGTGCAGCGCCAGAGTGACCGTGCCCGCTTTGCCGTTCGGCGAGCTCGTGCCGGGCCACAAGGTCAGCGCCGCCGACGCCTGCGGGAGCGCGTTGACGTTCTGGTACTGGCTGTTCGGCCCGTAGATGGCCGGCGAGATCGCGAGGGTCGCCGCCGAGGACGCGCCAGTCGCATCCGCCGTGATCGTGAAGGTCTTCGCCGACGAGCCGAACGTGCGCCGCGTCATCGGGTTGACCGGCAGCACGTTGGCGATCGAGATCTTGTCGCCCTTCTTGAACGTGTCGCCGTTGGTGCACGTCACTGCGAGCGACGTGTTGCCGTCGGTCGTCATCGTCGACGTGACGGTCACCGCGCCCGCCCACGTGCCCGCCGTGTGGCGGTACAGGGACATCGAGCGGTAGAAGTCGAAGTCGTCGGCCTGCCCGACGATCCCCTTGCGGAACATCTTGGAGACGTCCGACACGGGGTTCATCCAGGCGACCGCCGTCTTCTTGAGCGTGCGGTTCAGCGCCGGCGAGAGCAGGAACGCCTTCTCGCCCTCGGGGCAGCCGAGCTCGAACATCTTCTGCGCGGCCGCGCCGGTCGCGCTGTCGAAGTCCGCCGGATCGGTGGCGAGGGAGCCCGCGACCGAGGCCGCGTTCTGATAGGCGTACTGCGCGCAGCGCGAATCGATTTCCTGCGCGAGATAGCTCATCGCCGGTTCGAGGATTTCCTTGCTGACCTTCGCGCGGCCGCGCGGCGCCTTCAGCGCCTGCTCGGCCGAATCCCAGTCGAAGTCGATCCCGAACGGATCGTTGAAGCTGATCGACGCGTGGATGCGGTTGATCGCCTGCGGGTTGTAGGTCAGGCCGTTGCGGATCGTGAAGCGCTGGGGGTACGGGACGCTGATCGCGTCGCCGACCGGGAACTTCAGCTTGAACTCTTTGCTGTAGTCGGTGTTGAAGTACTGGGAGACCGCGCGCTTGCTCTCGAGCAAGTCGAGCGATTCCATCGCCAGCCAGGTGGCGTATTCGAACGTGTTCGGCATCGGAAATTACCTGCGGACCGCGGCGACGCGCTGCGCGTGTTTGGCGGCCTTGAATGCGGACTGATCGCCGCTCACGACCGCGGCCGTGACGGGATCCAGCGCCTCAGCGGGGCGGGACCCGAGCGTCGTCGGTGGCGCGGGCGCGTCGGTGATCGTTTTGGGGGGCGGCGTGGCCCTCGAGGGCGTGGCCGCGGTGGACGAATCGAGTCGGGCTTCGAGCTTGCCGAACTCGCGCACGAGCGCGCGCGGATCGCGGATCGCCGCGAGCCGCTCGAGATCCTCCGGGTGCTCGCTGAAGTGCAGGAGCAGCTCCGGCATGACGGCGCTGTCGAGAATCTCTTCCGCGATCGCGTGGATCGGGCCGGCGGCCTCGCCCGGCGCGAGCGCGCTGATCGGTTTCAGATCGAGGATCTCGGGCTTCACCTTCGTGAAGAACTCGGGATCGGCTTCGACCTTCTTCGCGATCGACGCACGGACCTTCTCGGTCCGCTGCTGCTCGGCGGTCTGCCGCTGGGTCTGCGCGGTCTGCGCGCGCGATCGCTCGTCGCGCTGCGTGTCTCGCCATTCGTCGCGCGCGTCGAGCCACTGCTCGAGCGGCGCGTCGGGGTGCTCGGCGAGATACGTCGCGTAGTCGGGAAACTTCGCCGGCGCCGGCGCGGGGGACGAGGCCGCGCGTCGTTCGTCAGGGGTCGGCTGCTGCTGTGATCGGCGGAGCTCCGCGAGCTCGCGTTCCGCGCGTTCGGCGCGGGACCGTTCGGTCGCACGTTCGCGCAGGAGTTCCTGCACGCGCGTGTCGGCGTTCTTCTTCGGTTTGGCCGGTTCCGAGGCGGCCGCCGTACTTGACGCGTCCGTTGACGCGGCCTGTCCGTCAGGCTGGGCGGCTGCTGCGGCCGCGGGTTGATCAGCAGAAGCGGGGACGGGTTTGCCGGACCGTTCCGCGAGCCGCGCGGCCCGGTACGCGGCGACGTTGTCGGTCGCGACGGCCTGGTCGACAGCGGACACGGGGGCGGCGGCGGCGGTCGGGGCCGGTGACGAAGCGGCGGCTTGGGCGTCGGTACTCATGGAGTCCTTGGGAAAAAGTGCGGGACGCAACAAAAAAGGGCTCGGCCACCGCCACGCATCCACGTGATCGGCGACCGAGCCCTTCTCGGTCCGCGTCCCTTTGTCCGTCCGCCGCGCTAGGGTGTGCGCTTGGTCCTCGCGGGATCAGCGCGAGTCAGGCGAGACGGTCAATTGCGTTTACTTCATCGGTCGAGAAATCTGTCGGAGCTGTCGGCTCGATCGCGCAATCGCGCGGGCCAGCGCCGCGATCGCGGCGTCGCGATCGACGAGGACCGGGATCCCGCGGCCCATGGTCGGGACGGGGCGATCGAAATCCTGCGCGCCGTACGCCGCGCGGGTGCGTTGTAAACGGCGCTCAGGCATCAGGACGGGAGGCTCGTACCGCCCTCAGTCTGCGAAATTCGATCGGTCAGGTGCAAACGAGCCACGCGCTCTGCGCCCAGTACTTCACGAGCCGCAGGAGCAGCTCGTTCTGGTCCGCGGGCCAGTCGTCGAGGTCGATCCAGCCGGGCGTCACAGGCCGCCGTCCTCGTCGAGCGCGATCTCGGCGACCGCCTTCAGCGGCAGCTGCGCGATCGTGTGGAACGGCTGCGGCCGCTCGGCGACGAGCACGAGCGTCGCGCCGTCGCTCAGGACGCGCACGATCCCGCCGTAGACTTCGGTGCGGTGCGGCCAGCCGCGGGGCGTGATGCGGACGTTCATGACGACGCTCCGTTCGGGTCGTTCATCAGGTGCCGGCCGTCGCGGACGGCATCCGGCAGTCTAGTACTTACCGGCCGCCCAGCCAGGCCCAGATCGCCGCGATCGTGCCCCACACAATGTTTTCCATGACCGTCTCCTACGCCGTCGCGCCGTCCGCCGGCGGCTGCAGCGCCGCCTGTTGGACTGCCGCGGCGCTGGCGTGCTGCGCCGCCTGGGTGTTCTGTTCGAGCGTCTGGCCGTGCGCGACGTCGCCGGCGGCGAGCTGCTGCTGGTGCTGCAGCGCCGCGAGCCCGACCTCGTGCGCGCGATCGAGCTTCGCTT